TACCCAGTCGCTGCTCCCTGTTCCAGTTGTCCTTTAACGTAATCGATCCCTTCTGGGAGGAAGGGGATATAGTCATGTGCTGGAATTGTTAAGATATAATATCTATACTGTGGAGCTGGCATTTTTTGTAAAAGAACAAAAAAATAAAATAAAAATTTGCGTTTACGCAATTTAACCCCGTGGATGAACCGTTAGGTTAACGGTTAGGGTCAGGTGCTAAGCCACTTGACATCGGTAGCCTCCGTAGATCTGTAGTATTACTTACTAGATCGGAGGCTACCTGCTACCTATAAAATGGCTCTAATGGAAATAAAATAAAATGCTAAAGTTTCTTCACTAAAAATCAAATGGGTGTCGTAGGAAAACGTTCATATGTACAGAGCACGCCGTACAGTCGCCAGACGCGCTTCAAGGCCTCGACGAGTGGCCCGTTATCGTTCTCGTACGGTAACTTCGGTGTCTCGACGCCGAGTGTCTCGGCGTCCTATGAATCGTCGACCAACACGTCGAGTCTCGCGACGTCGTTAACTGGCGGAGCCAGTGGTAAAATTAGTGGTTTCGTTGCCACTTCTTTGAAGAAGAATGGTGGAACTAACATATACAACACAAATGGTGTTGTGCGCACTTGTGAAAGTGGCGGAATCGTTGATGCTGGTGCTTCTACACAGAACCTTGGAAATACTGTGGCCGTCGGCCATAACAATGTGCCGCAATCGCTGATGATGCTTTGTATTTGGGAAAGCTTGATCAAAAAGCTCTTTTTACGTTTCGGATATGGTGAAGTTTCAGCGATTGACTCTGCGACTGACGGATTTAATGCTGGTGATGAAGTGATTCTCACTTATCGTGTGAATGCTGATTCTAATTTGATTACTCGAACGTTTACGTTCACTGGTATTGAGAGTATCAGTGTCATTGGTGCTTCCTTCTGGAACTACTTTCAGTCCTCTATTGGGACTGATTCAACTTTGCAGTTTTATAGTCTTCGCTTTAAACCAAACTCTTTGAGTACTATTTGGCCGGCAGTTACTTTTTCACTGGTTGGATCCAAAGCTCATTTCTTTGGCAAATCTTCGTTGAAGATGCAAAATCGATCTTCGAATGGTACAAACGATGAAGAAGCTCTAGATAATAATCCATTGCAAGGCAAAGCCTATTTCGGCATTGGAAGTGGAGCGATAGCATATACAAAGGATACTAAACCGACAACTGCATCAGTTGGATTCGTTGGAAACGATAAAGTCGGTGCTATTGCAAAAGTACCAGCGGAACGGTGGTATCAGGAACCAGTACCTGCTAATCATTTTTCAAATGTGAAACAGCATGGTAAAGTACTGTTGGAAGCGGGACATATCAAGACCTCTGTATTATACAGTGAACACAAGGTTCCACTGGATGCGCTTTATCGCATGTTCAATTCGGACCGTGATACGGGCGGTTCAGCGTGGTTAACCACGCATACTAATCATAAGATGGGATTCTTTCGCTTTGTTCTTCTGGAGAAAATGATTAATGCTGTACCTGGTACAGCTAGTAATGCTATTAAAGTTGCTTATGAAGTCAACTTTAGGTGCGGAGCATATGTGACACTTAAACGTGACACAACTAGTACAGACTTGCTTGATCTTGGCGCATATTCAAATGAAGCCTAATATATAGGGAGGAGGGAGGTCTGGAGGGAGGAGGGATGCAGCGAGAACCCAAAAAGGTCTTTATGACCTGTACACCCAACCCACCCCTAATCAGTGTGTGGTTCGAGATAAACTCCCGTTCAATCCATACCGAGTGACGATAATAAATTTACTAAATTTATGCTACTATATACATATCTACTGTTTTTTTGTTTTTAATTAAAATGAGTTACGGTCATACGCCGTCTTAGAGCCGCCTTAGTTTCTTCGTCTAATTCTGGATACCAATCTTGAGGTGGTATATTAGATGTTATCCAAATCTTAGTTGCTGTGAGTACCGAAGCAGCTCCTTTCAGTTCGATGATGACGGGATATCGGTCAAGCCAGCGTAACAGATGTCCAACGCTGATCCCACCTCTAAACTCATCGATGACAACATGAGAATGGCATCGATAACCGCACCAAAACTTGGTGAGAGGATCTTTAGGGTAAGCGTCCAGGCCTGCTTCATCCCAGGCCCTTCTTGACTTTCCGGATCCCGTTCGACCCCAGAAACATACCACTTCTCGTTCGCAAGGAAGCGGGACAAGATGGTCCTGTTCAATTCGTCGCAGTTGGTTGTAACAACGAACCACGATGTCAGGCGGTATATCTACACAAAAAACATCCATACCATCTAGCCATTTTAAAAAAGGTATGAGGTGACTCATACCGTCCACCCGTCCTCGTTTAGCGTTGTCCAATACGGTGCCCCAATCAACGTTACTGTTCCTCTTGAAGGGTTTACACCCGAGTTCGAACCGTGTATCGACGACAGCGGTTTCATCTTTCCAAACATATGCGTCAGCGGCAGCTGATCGCGTAGGCTCGAGGTGCGCGGTGGTGGCAAAGTACGACTTTGCTGTCGACAAGGTGACCTTGCGTGTGTACACCGCAAGTAATTGCCAATGGCGATACCCAGTCGCTGCTCCCTGTTCCAGTTGTCCTTTAACGTAATCGATCCCTTCTGGGAGGAAGGGGATATAGTCATGTGCTGGAATTGTTAAGATATAATATCTATACTGTGGAGCTGGCA